GTTTGTTCCCACTCGTCAAACTTCTCAAGGTTGACTGAAGATAAACAACAGACTGCTGTACGGTTCTCATCTGTAGCAAGGTGAATCTCATTGCATAGATTAGAGCCATGGATCTTGAGTCCGAGTTTACGCTGAGTCTCGGGAAGTCCTCGATTCGCAGTGTCGATAAAGTTAATGTAAGGGCTTCCTGTTCGTGAGCGAGCCTCGATAATTCGTTGCCATAGGTCACGAGATCCGATGGTGTCAGCGGTCTCTCCTGTGTGTGGATCAATAAGTTTCCACTCGTCGCCATTAGTCACAGCCTCCATGAACTCATCAGTAACATTCACTGCATTAAATAAGTTGAAACACTTCCTATTCGCATCACCACCTGTGGCTAACTTGAAGTTAATGAACTCAACAATGTCAGGATGATTAACATCCATATAAGCGGCATAGCTACCCTTACGTGTCTTGCCCTGCTTGTACGCTGTCATCTGTGAGTCAACAACTTTCAAGAATGGGATAGGCCCCGGAGCAACATCACTGATACCACGTACGTCAGACCAGTGTCCACCTACACCCCCACCCTTGACAGACAGCCACGCTACTTCAGCATTGTGCTCAATAAGACTATCCAGACTATCCCCAACGTAAGTAAGGAAGCACGATATAGGTAGCCCTTTGGGTTTCTCAGTAGGTAGGGGAGCGTTACTGAGGACAGGACTAGCAAACATAAACCAACGGCGGCTAGCATAGTCATAGATGCGTTGAGCAAACTCTAGGTCTCCTTCACAGTAGGCCACAGCCGCACGTGCAAATGCTTCTTGTGGGTCTTCGTTCTCGTAGCAATAGTAGTCCTTCAGCAGAGTCAGAGCTTGCTCTGTGAAGTCTTCATTGCGTTTATAATCAATCTTAATTCCTAGGTAATCTTTCACTCTGCCTCCTTAACAAACACACCATCTACCATCTTACCCTTGCGATCTTTGATCTGGTCGTACGCTTCAACAAAGCATTCAGTCAAAGTAAAGTCGAATGACTCAGCCTGAATCGACAAGCAAACCATGATGTCACCTACCGCATCTATCATCTCATCCAAGTTGTCATCTTCAATGGCCTGCTTTAGTTCGTCTACCTCTTCCTGTAGCTTGGTGAACTGTGCAGTACGAAACTCTTTCAAGTTTTCGACGCTTGAGTATGCATAGTTAGTAATAGGGTTGAACAACGATTGCTTAGGCACGATGTTACGATCCTGAGCCCATTCAACAACTTTCCAGTGTAGCTGTTCTGTTGTTAGATCACCTACAGAAATCTCTACTTTACTCATCAGTCCCAGTCCTCAATCATTGCTTCTAAGTACCAGCGAGCTTTCTCTAAGTCTTGCTTCTGGTTCTTGTTCATGTGTCGTAGTACGTACTTGATTACGTTACCCATGTAGTAGCTGTAAACATCGGGAGTAAAGGCTTCGATGACATCCACAGCCTCAATACCTGACTCACTCTTGTAATGGCTAGGGTGGTTAACAACATCCTCATCCAAGATGTGCTCAGCAAGAGCATCAGCCAAGTCTTTATCTCGTTGAGCTGTCTCTGCCCACACTCGTTTAATCTCTTCAGTCACACTAATATCCTTCATCTTGATCGTCACTCAGGTCATGCATATCTTCTACAAAGTAATCATACCTTGATTCAATCTTATCCATGAACCTATCAACCAAATCACTGCTGTTAATGTCTAGCACCTCAAGGAGTGTTACCTCGTCAAGGTGCTTCATGCGGTCTGCTAGATCATCCAAGGTCAGCATATTGATCCCTTAGAAAACGCAGGCTAACAGGCATCTCGTCAAAGCTACCGTCATCCACTTCATTCAACATCCAGATACCAGACCAGCTTCCGTTAGTCTGAGGATTGAGGTACTCCTCATCATGTTGATAGTAGATACCAGCAAACAAACCTGTCATTGCCTTACCGTCTGCACGCTTAGCAAAAGCAATGTCCCTGTCCTGTACGTGACCCATGACACAGCTCATGTGCTTCTTGCTCAGCATGAGACGAGCACTACTGACAGGGCGGCCCATGATACCACTAGTGAAGTAGTGACAATACGCAACACCATCAATGACAACAGGATCAAGGAAGTCATGTACCTCCCATCCCATCTCCTCAAGTGTCAGGTCATTGTAACTCAACAGCCCTTCCAGCTTAGCATCAGACTCGACGGCACGCATGATGCGATGCTCGTGGTTGCCCAGTGTAAACACCAGACGAGGCTTCCATGTCTTGTCTTTGTTACGCTTCAGGCGAGCCTGCTCATCCCAGATAGGTTGCATGAATGCACGCATACCTTCGATGCCAGCTTCAACATCAGCAATGTAACGTCTACCCTCAAAGGACTTCTTGCCTACATCGTAGACTGACAGGCTTGGCATGTCCCAGTGATCCCCGATGTGAATGATTACATCAGGCTTCTTGTCCACTGCATACTTACCAGCCCAGCGTAGATGCTCTAGCTTGCTGTTAGGTTTTACTTGTGTATCAGGAATAACCATGTGCTTCATCGTTTCTTCCTTTCCTCTGCTGTCTTTACTTTATGACAAGGCTTACATAATACCTGCAAACCATCTGCCTCACAATACATTCGCTCAACAAAAGCAGGTAAGTCTTGATAGGTCTTCAGGCTTCCTGCCGGTACGATGTGATCCACTTGTACGTCAGCTTGCTTGAAGTATTCGTTACAGCTAGCACATTGATACTCTGTCTTATGACGCTTCCCCGTCACAGGTCTTCCTGCTTTCTTCAGGACTTGATACTTAACAGGGTATCGTGTGAAGGCTGAACGCAATGCTGTACGAATGAACTGAAAGTATCTAGCCTCAGTCCACGTGTCACCAGCTCTGCACTTAACCCCTCGCTGAGGGCGGTTGCCACAACTCATCAGGCTCTCTCCGTAAGTACAGTAAGCGACCGTTCTCGATAGCACGTTCTTCGCTTTCTAACTTCTCTGCACAAATGTCAAACATCTCGGTCTCGGTCTTGCCTTCAAGTAACTTGCGAGCCTTGACCTTACCGATCCCCTTAACTCCTACGATGTTATCAATCCTATCTCCCTCAAGGAATTGACAATAGAAGTTAAGTAACCCCTCTTCTTCTGTTACGTAGTACTTCTCTTTCTTAACAAAGTTGTAGTGCCATCCCTGCACTTGGTCAAAGTCTTTGTCAAGAGAAACAATAACGCTTGTATCACCCAGCTCTGTGCAACGTGTAGCTATGTCATCGTCAGCTTCTTGGTTCTCGGATACTGTCGCTTCGTACTTCTCGATGAGGTAGTCACGTAACATCTGGTGGTGCCGAGGCTTCTCACCTTTCCTGTTCCCCTTGTAAGGGGCGGTTACTGCTACATCATTACGGAAGTTGGTCTTGCCAGACAAGAACATCTCAGCTTTCTCAATGTTCAAGTCTTCAGCAATCTCATTGATAAAACTGCCCATGTTGTTCTGGGCAGTCTTAACACCGACAGTCTCACTGCCATAGCCAATACGATAGCAAAGCATGTCGCCATCGATAAGGGCTATCACAAGACTTCTAGTCCCTCGTCTGAACCTTCAGCGTTGTACTCAATCAACTCGATGATGTCGAGGTTCTTGATTGAAGCACTAGCCTTGCTCGGGTCTAGCTTCCAAGGGTATGAACCCAGAGTTACACGTGCCTTAGAGCCATTGGATACCAGCACTTCAGGGCTCAGCTCGTTGCCTTGGTGGAATGCACGGATCGGATACTGTGACTTGCACACGATGTACGTACCTTCGTCAGGCTTCTTGACAGGATCGTTGTGAGTAGGGATGCCCAAGCTCTCTAGCTTAGCTACCTGCTTGTCACTCAAGTTGACCAGCTTGACCTGATACTTACCACTGAACTTGTTCAGCTTGTGCAACTCAGCCCACGCCAACTCAACATTATCAAATACAAATACGTCTTTCATATCACTCTCTCTCTGTAAAAGTAAATCATGATTTACCCTAGTGGGTATCGAACCATGTCTTTCCGATCTTACTCTCAGCGTCCACTCTACAGCGGAACCCTAAGTTTTCTCCTGCGATAGTAGCAGACTGTTCCATGATTTGTCCAACAGTTTCTGCATATTCTTCTGCAACTTCTACTTGGATTTCATCATGAACAAACGCCACCTGTTTAACAGGAATCTTTTTAGCACCGAACTGTCGATGCATTACACGACACCACTCCTTCGCAATGATAGCGCCAGCCGATTGAAGCAGACTGTTGAGTGCGGCATGTTCACTACGAACAATCACACGTCTACCGTCAAGGGCAGGGAGCCATCCACGTTGAGCAATAGTCTTCACTCTGTCGATCAACTTGGCAAGAGCTGGTGTGTTCTTGCGGAAGTTGTCGAGCAATCGCTTACCTTCATTGGCTCCGCCACCAACGATTGATCCGATCTTTGCTGGGCCAGCTCCATAAAGTGTCGCGTATATAAATGTCTTGGCAGTGTCTCGAGTAGGGAGCCCCGCCGCTTCTTGGTTCTTGGTGTGAATATCACCATCTAATATCTCCTTTGTGTATGCATCGTCCTGCATGTAGTGAGCAAGACACCTAAGCTCAATGCCTGAAAGGTCACAACCAACCAGAGCATTACCTTCTTCGACAGTCCATAGCGCACGACAGTCTTTACCATAAGGTGACTTGACACTGGGTACCTGTCCCATGTTAGGACTCTGGTGTGTCATACGTCCCGTGACTGCGCCGTTGGTAATCACACGCCCATGAACCCTACCATCATCCTTAACTGCTTCGAGCCATGCCTTCAACAAACCATCACGCTTTTGTAGCATCAAGTACTCAGCGATCAGCTTAGCTTCAGGTAGGTCAATACCAGCAAGGACAGGTTCATCAACAATGATTGATCCCTTCTCTGTCATCTTGTCGAACTTAACACCTAACCCCTGCAATCGTTCAGCAATCTGCTTGCGACTACCTACGTTGAAGACTGTCACCTTGTCCTTCAAACGCTTGCCTGTCTTCTCAGACCACCGCTCTTCCACGATAGGCGGGAACACCTCTTGCAGTTGTTGCTCGATGTCCACCATGCGACCAGTGATTTCATTACGCAAATCAGTAGCACGTTGTAGGTCTAGCTTGAAACCATTCTGCTCCTGCTTGTTAATAATCATAGCCACGTAATGCTCAAGCTCAATTGATTGAGATGCGTCAGTCCACTCACCCAACTCCTTGAGTAGATGTCTGTGTAGCTGACGTGTCACTGCTACGTCTTGCTTACAGTACTCGATCATCTCATCAGACAGACCACCATCAAAGTCAGTGAAGTCATCCTTGTAATCACCAAGCCGTTCACCCCATGCACGTAGACTATGTCCACCTTCTAGCTGTGGGTTTAGTAGACGTGACAGTACAAGCGTATCTTCCACCTGCTTCAGTGTTAGCTGAATGTTCCACACCTTACGTAAGACGGGAGCATCAAAGCCAATGATGTTGTGTCCAACAATCTTATCGTACTTACGCAGATGTTCCTGCAAACCACGACTGTCTGTATACACCTGTGTCTCTACGTCATCAGTAACAACACAGCACCAAATGGTGTCATGCGCCAAGTTAGTTTCAATGTCTAAGTATCCAATCATAATTCCTCTTCATCGTTCCTTTGGAACATACGGCCAGAGTCGTGGCTGTATAGCAAGCGACCTGCTGGGCCAGTGATACCACAGAAACGATTCTTCAGTACACGCACGCTGGTGGTGTTACGTTCCTTCATATCCTCTGCCTGTCCGTTACGTTCCAGACCAATCACCATGTCCGAAAGCTGGGCAATACTACCACTGCCACGTAGCTGTGACAATGAGGTGGCACTACCTTCCTCGTGACCCTTGCCGTCAGGACGTTTGAGGTGAGACACACAAACCAAACTAACACCTGTCTCTTCAACCAGCATACGTAGCTTGGTCATGATCTCGTCAATCGCCTTACGCTCATCACCGCTAGCCTGTGCTGACACAACAATAGAGATGTGGTCAAGGAAAATGTACTTGCATCCCAGTCCCTTGGCGAGGTGACGTACACGACTAATGATGTTGTCAACACCTGTCGAACCAAAGTGACCAAACATATAGAAGCGCTCAGTACCCAGCGTATTGTCGAATGCCTTCTGCTTCTCTTCGTCTGACACGTCACAGTCTGGTAGGTGCAAGGGCTTCCCTGCTTCCAGCGACATGATGGACAGACCTGTCTTGCGTGAACTCTCCTCAAGGAATAACAAACCGATGTTGTCTTCTGTCTCCTTGAACACGTGATAAATAATCTCACGTAAGAACTGTGACTTACCTAGACCAGAGCCTGCTGTCACTGTTACCAGCTCACCCTTGCGTAGACCATAGGTCAGCTTGTTCAACTCAGCAAAGGGATAGAGAACATCAGCCGCTTCGATAGGCTTCATGACCTCATCACGCAAAGTACTAGCCGCAATGATCCCGTCAGGTACGTATGCCTCAGCACCCCACCAGTTGTCAGTGAACTCCTTCCAACGCTTGGATGCCAAGTAGTCACACGCATCCTTCATGTCTTTACTGTGACGCATGACCTTGATCTTAGAACCAAACACTTCGCACACTTGGTTGACAGCTTTCTTACCTGCGTCATCGTTATCAAAGCAAATGACAATGCTCTCAAAGCTATCAAGCCACTCGTATGCCTTGCGAATATCCTTGATGGCAGAGCCAGCGCCAGACTTGATGGACACGACAGGCCACTTGCTACCCATCATTTGATAGGCGGCCATCGCATCGTACTCACCCTCAACAATGGTTACGAACTTACCGCCCTTGCTGAATAAGTCCTGCCCGTACAGAGCGGCATCCGCCCACGATCCTTCAACACTGAAGCGCTTGTCTGCTGTGCGTTTCTTGACGGCAACAACATGCCCGTCTTCATCTGTGTAAGCGAAGGTAGTGGTTCCATCCATCTCAACGTAACAACGATATGTCTTGCACGTGTCGGCATTGATGCCACGGTCAATGATGGTGCGAGGTTGCACTGTGTTCACTACCCTCTGCGTCTCTTCACTCAAAGGTTTAGCTTTAGTTTCCATCTTGGTATATGTCCTGTCATTGTCTTGGTGTTTACGTGTGTCGCATACAAAGCAGTGCGTCCACCCGTTGTCGTTGAGTGATAGCCCGTCAGAGCTACCACAGTCATCACACGGAAGGTGTGTCTTCACGAAGGCCATCTAAATACTCCTGAGCTAGATGTGGTGTACGTAGTATTACTTCTTCGTTGTCCTTGTAGAACTTGAGTAGCTGTGTGATTACGTGTTCATCGTATGGACTGTCTACGTATGACCAAAGATTCTCAAGTACTTGGATGATGCCGTCTTGGTGGACGTAGCGAGCGATGTCCTTGTAAGCAGACCACTCAGCGAAATCTTCCCAGTCTTCATTCGTAGTCGTCATCTTCATCTTCCTCGTCTTCATCATCAATGTCTTCATCAATAAGAGAATCATAATACTGTTGCTCTTTGATGTGGTCATAAGCGACCCATTCACTAAATGATTGTTTCATAACACTCTCTCTATAAAGAACTTAAAAGTAAATCATGATTTACCTTGATAAGTAATCATCAATTAATGTATCACTATGAAAGATAATTAACTAATGAGTACTCATCTTACCATGTTTTTAATCAAATGTCCATGACCGCTCGTAGAACTTTGTCAAGCCGCTCTTCTTCAACGGCATGTCAGCTTCTGTTGCGAGCTTTAGATTGGCTTCAATCTGTGTTGCCATGTCCTCAATTTCATCAATACAATCCATACACATTTCAACCGGAACATCACCCACCTTGAATGACATTTCATAATCACTTAACGCTTGATTACATCCTAAACATCTCATAACACACCCATATCAATTAGTTGTCTAATCACGATACAGCCGCCTACGAAGACGGCGTACCCCATACCAATCTTAAAGACTGGATGCATCACTCCAAGCCCTCGGGATCACGGCCATACGACATGTCATACTGCTCGTCACCGATCCCTTCGATCTTATCGCACACTTCCTTGGGCACGTAACCAGAGATGCCATCGTAGTCACCGAGTACATAGGTGCCAGACATCTCATCGAACGTCAGACTCCCGCCGTACTCGTCCCCGTATTCCTTGTGCTCAAACCAGCCAGTGTTGTAGGTAAGACCACCGATAAAGTTTTCTGTCTCGAAACTTACACTCATTCTTTCCACTCCAAATCATCAGTATCAAACATCACACCACCATGCGGGGTATGCCACGACACAATCTCTTGGTCGATAATAATATGTGCCAGTTCTTCTAGCGTTGTGCCATCAGCAATGATCTTGCTAGTCACGGCATCTTCGAAACGCTCGATAGCGTCAGCAGTAATGTTAATCATGATTAACTTCTCCGCATACACACAGGTTGTTGATAAAGTCTTGCTCCACTTCCTCGATGTTCATAACACCAGCCAGCCACTTGTTGATGTGACGTGACGTGGTGGACGAATACCAATCCTTAGTCTTGACGTAACGACCACTGGGTAGCATGGCGGCAACAGGCGTCTGGTAAGAGAAGAGCACAACAGTGCCCTCCCCAAAGATCACCTCATTCTGGTTCTTGGCAATCGGTACTAACTTCATTCTGCATCTCCTTCAATCTCACGTGGATCTTTAGCCCAAACATAAACGTACGATTTGTCGTCATCCACAACACAATACTCCCCCTCTTTTCTAATCTGGGTGCAGTGCAGGAAGGCAAGCAAAGGATCATCCTTGTACATAATCTTCAATGCCTCCGTGATTTCGTAATCGTAGATGGATTCGTACTTGCCACGCCCTAACAGTTTGCGTAGGTCAGCAGGGATTGCGTCGACAGCAACAGTGACGGATACATTCAAATCAATCTCAACATACTTAGTCATGGTCTTAGTCCTCGCTCACTTGAATATCAGAAACATCCATCTCGTATGCTTCATTTGCAAATTCGTGATTAATATAGTCTGCCAAATAACCTTCGGGATCACGCTTGTATCGCATGTAGTCATTACGGTCAATGAATTCTATGGACGTAGTGCCAGTGTGTTCAACAGTAGCAGTCCACGAAAGATCGACAGACGCAGGATAGAAAGAATCCTCGACAGCTTGCCAATCAACAGACTTCATGACGGCGTCAAAGAACATCTCAGTATTCCACGCCTCGTCTAATCGCATCTGCGACCAAATAAGATTGCGGGCATACGCCTCGTCAAAGTCATCGTTGGCTGGGTAGTGAGCCTCAACAAAGTCGATGACCCAATCGGTAATAGAATTATTCATCATCACTCTCCTTTCATGTATGTAGTGATTACGTTTAGTGCAGTGCGTAGGTTGTCTCGACGGGCAACAACAGTTTCATCGGGTGTTTCTAGTGAAACCTCCCAAATACCATTGTATTTAAGAACCGACAAAACACTGTCGCCCAACAAATTATGAATCGCATTGATTGTCTTTGTATCAGACATTGATATCTCCTATTAGCTAATGCGTTCGGGTTGCTTCTAAGTCGTGGCTAGCGTCACAGGTAAATCATGATTTACTTTATCGACTAGCTAGACTTGAAGGATGTTTGCTGGGTGAATCTCCCAACAACAAAACTATTGTCTCACAAATATGACCCCATGTCAAGCGCCGCAACAAATCAACAAATGACGCAGGTAAATCATAATTTACTTTTCAATTTTTTTTTCTGAAATTTTTCCAGAATTTTTGGCGTAAAAAAATCCCCTCCGGAGAGGGGCAAGACTAGGGCTTGAGAGGTGGGGGCTTGCGCCCCCGTCTGGTTAGATCTCCTTGGCTTGCTTGTTCAAGGCTGACTTGATGGCGTTGGCCTTGACGTCGTTCTTCTGGGCCTTGGTGATGAGCTTGACCAGCTCGGCCTCGAAGTCGAACTTGGGATCTTCCTTCTCATCGTTCAGCAGGGTCTTTAATGCCTTGATGAGTTGGGTTAGTGAGCCCGCCTTGCCAGACTCGATCACTAGACATTCGATGTTCGCCTCGGGAGTCCAGATCTCGGGCTTGGCCTTCTGCTCCTTGCGTAGTCCGAATGCGAAGTCGAACACGAATTTGCGCTGGGCTTTCATGTTCTTCACGACGTCGTCGTTCCGGCCTTGCGCCTTCATGGCGCTAGCGTAGTCCGCCAGATACGCCTTCATGTTATCAACAGTAACGGCGCCTTCGGTAACGGCATCACGTAGGTTCAGCGCGATTGTCTGCTGACCCAGTGACATGTCCACGTCCGCGTTTAGGAATGCGGCGTAAGGGATGGTTGCGATTTTTGTGCTCATTTCGGTTCTCCTTAGAGCTGGGTTTCAAGCACGGCCTCTCCGTCTTGATGGGATCATTATACGTTATTGAGCTGGGATGTCCAGCGTCTCAGAAGTAAATCATGATTTACCTCAGCAGGAGATCGGGGGTAAATGTTACCGCCTACTCCATAGGGGCTGTTCAATTATTAGTCACCCGTCAAGCACCTACACCGCCCCTCACTTGACTACTGTTCAATATTTGACCAGCTACTTAGGCGCTGCACCATAGGCAAAAGCTATCGTAACAGGTAGACTCCATAGCAAAACTCTATAGGGGCGGGGGGTGGGGCAACAAAGAGCCGCCGTATATAGTACCTGCTCAGATACAAAAAAGAGGTGAAAATAAAAAGGAATAAGAAACTCCATTGTTATAACTAAATGTTTGATTCTCCATAGGAAAACAGGTATGATAGAACTAAATAGCATAAGGGTGGAAAGGGACATAACTAAATGGAATAAAAAAGTACTTGACATTTGGGGAAAAGTATGCTATAGTCGCTCTACTATAGAGACGACATCAGAGCAAACCCGCCATCGAAGTTAATCATTAATTGTAATATACATTAATAAATATTACTTCGAAGCTTTGCTTAAATGTCTCTCTGAAGCCCGCCTCTATAGTAAGACACTACTTGGTGTGTTATGGCTATAGAGAAGGATAACTTATTAAAGGTCTTGTTATGGAAGAACAACCGAAGAAGCGTAGGGGTCGTCCTCCTAAAGCTCTTGTTGAGAAAAAGAAAACAGGCAATAGACCTGTTGGTAGACCAAAAGGCGATGCCGCTATCATCAATGAAATGAAAGCTAGGCTGTTAGCATCTCCTAAGTCTCGCAAGGTTCTAGACAGTATCGTCAATGCCGCACTGGATGATGAACACAAGAACCAATCAGCCGCATGGAAACTATTAATGGATAGGATGTTACCTATCAGCTACTTCGAGAAAGAGAAGGAAGCAGGTGGTCGTCCCAGTGTAAACATTACCATTAGTGGCATTGGTGGTGAAACAACAATCAGTGGGGATGAGCCCATCGAAGGAGAGTTTAAAGATGTTGAATAAGCAAGGTCTGTTCGATATTATCAAAGAAGACCTAATCCGACACGAAGGTTACATCCGTGAGATCTACCTGTGCTCTGAAGGTTATCCTACCTTTGGTGTTGGACACCTAGTTGTTGAGACTGATCCTGAATACACTTGGCCTGTTGGTACTCCTGTCACTGACGAGCGTATCCTAGCAGTATTCCATGAAGACTTCCTAGATGCTTTGGAAGATGCTGAGAGTTTGGTTGATCGTCTCTACTTCCATCCTGATAATGTTATCCGTGTATTAGTTAATATGGCATTCAACCTTGGACGTTCACGGCTACGTAAGTTTAAGAAGATGCTAGCCGCTATTGAGCGTCATGACTACGGGACTGCCGCTGATGAGATGGTTGATAGTAAGTGGTATCGTCAAGTCAAGCGCCGTGGTGTTGAGCTAGAAAATGTAATGAGGTTTGAATCGTGAGTTTGTTTGGATTCTTAGGGATGCCTAAGCAGTACAGTGCGCTGGCTAAAGACCTTCAAGAAGAAGAAGGAACCAACTACGACACGGTTGACAACAAGTATGATGCGATGCGTCACATTGCCTCAACAATAGAAATGTATGGAGAGTATCCCGATTTCTTTATGGATGTTCCACTATACCTTAATGAAGTTTTCACTGTTGATGGTTTGGAGCCTCGCTTAAACGACATTCATAATAATGAGATTGGTAAAGCGATTGCTTCTGACTTTACTGAAGAAGAAATTGAAATGATGTCTCCTGAAGAAATCTTTGGCATTGCTCAGAAGTATGTTGAAGATAGTATTGATCCTGTTTTCTCAACGGCTATTGATCCTGATCTAATGCCTCGCTTTATTTATGGGGACACTAAAAAATAATGTCAGCTGATCTAAAAGTAGAACTGCTCCCGTGGCAACAGGAAGTGTTTGGCGATGGTCGACGCTTCAAGGTAATTGCCGCTGGTCGTCGTACTGGTAAATCTCGCCTAGCCGCATGGCAACTAATCCTTTATGCATTGAAGGTTAAGAAGGGCCATGTCTTTTACGTTGCGCCTACACAGGGGCAGGCACGAGACATTATGTGGCAGACGTTGCTTGAGCTGGCGCACCCAGTCATCAAGACCAGTCATATTAACAACTTACAGATCACATTGATTAATGGCGCAACAATCAGCTTGAAAGGCGCTGACCGTCCAGAAACAATGCGTGGTGTTAGCTTGAAGTTCCTTGTTATGGACGAATACGCTGACATGAAGCCTGAAGTGTGGGAACAGATCCTACGTCCTGCACTTGCTGACCAAAAGGGTGAGGCCATGTTTATTGGTACACCTATGGGCCGTAACCATTTCTACGAGTTGTATAAGTATGCTGAGTTGTCAGGCGATGATACGTATGGTGCTTGGCACTTTACATCGTATGATAACCCTTTGCTTGACCCTGAAGAGATTAACGTAGCTAAGAAGTCTATGTCTAGCTACGCATTCCGTCAGGAGTTCTTGGCTAGCTTCGAGGCACAAGGTAGTGAAATCTTCAAAGAAGAGTGGATTCAGTTTGATGAAGAGGAACCTGAGCATGGCGACTTCTACGTCTCAGTCGACTTGGCAGGCTTTGCTGATGTGTCAGATGCTACAAAAAGTAAAGGAAAAAAACTTGACCAGACAGCCATAAGTGTGGTAAAAGTAAACGAGGATGGATGGTGGGTAGCAGACATTATTCATGGACGCTGGGATGTCAAGAAGACTGCAAAGAAAATCTTTGATGTTGTAGCTAAGTATGAACCTGTCGCTGTAGGTATTGAGAAAGGTGCATTGAAGAATGCAGTATTGCCTTATCTTAGCGATGTTATGAAATCACGTCAACGCTTCTTCCGTGTAGATGAGTTGACACACGGCAACAAGAAGAAGATTGATCGTATTGTTTGGGGTTTACAAGGACGATTTGAACACGGACAAGTAACACTGAACAAGGGTGAATGGAATGCTGAGTTCCTTGACGAATTGTTTCAGTTCCCTAACCCTCTAGTTCATGATGACTTGATTGACTCATTAGCCTACATCGACCAAATGGCTAAGGTAATCTACCATTATGAATATGAAGAAGATGAATTTGAATTTGTAGACCCAATGGCAGGATATTAAAATGAAAGATAACAACGGAATTGGATTTGAGGATAGCCTAGTCAACTGGGTTATGACTAAATGTGAAGACTGGCGTGACCACTACGAGACAAACTACGAAGAAAAGTTTGAAGAATACTACCGTCTGTGGCGTGGTATCTGGGCTCAAGAAGACACCATGCGTCAGAGTGAGCGTTCACGCATCATTACCCCTGCACTACAGCAGGCTGTCGAGTCTAGCGTAGCCGAAGTAGAAGAAGCCACGTTTGGTCGTGGTAAATGGTTTGATATTCGTGATGATCGCAACGACACACAGCGTGATGACATTGAATATCTGAAGAATCAGCTAACTGAAGACATGGAATATGTCACTGCACGTAAGGCAATTGCTGAATGTGTACTCAATGCCGCTGTATATGGTACAGGTATTGGTGAGTTGGTGATGGAAGAAGTCAAGGAATTGGCTCCTGCTACGCAACCTATGATGGATGGACAGCTAACTGCGGTAGGTGTAACTGAAAAGCCACGCCTAGTAGTCAAGCTACAGCCTATTCAGCCCCAGAACTTCCTCATTGACCCTGTAGCGGCCTCTATTGATGAAGCCTTAGGGGTAGCAGTAGACCGCTTTGTTCCGTTGCATACAGTCCAAATGGGGATCGATACGGGCATTTATGAAGATGTTCCCCTAGAGACTGCGGCTCCTGACGATGACTTGGAAGCTGACCGTGAATTGTCCTCACATGGTGAAGATAAGGTACGTTTGACTAAGTATTATGGCTTGGTTCCCTCTGCTTTGCTAGACAAAGAAGTCTTCGATGACGAGGATATGGAAGTAGAAGAGGGTTCGCCTACGTATGTAGAGGCTATGGTTGTCATTGCTAACGGTGCATACATCCTAAAAGCAGAACCTAACCCCTATATGATGCAGGATCGTCCGATTGTTGCCTTCCCTTGGGACACAGTACCTAACCGCTTCTGGGGTCGTGGTGTATGTGAGAAGGGCTACAACGCTCAGAAAGCCCTCGACACTGAACTCCGTGCTCGTATTGATGCCTTGGCCTTGACTGTCCATCCTATGATGGCTGTGGACGCTTCACGCCTGCCTCGTGGCGCTAAGATGGAGATCCGCCCGGGCAAGACCTTGCTGACTAACGGTAATCCTTCTGAAATCCTACAGCCGTTTAACTTCGGTAAGCTGGATCAGGTTAGCTTTGCACAAGGTAAAGAGTTGCAACAGATGGTTCAACAAGCCACTGGCGCACTAGACACCTCTGGTATCCCGAGCTTTGCAGGTAGTGAGGCTACAGCGTCTGGTATCAGTATGTCATTGGGTGCAATCATCAAGCGTCATAAGCGCACATTGATTAACTTCCAAGACAGCTTCTTGATTCCGTTTGTTAAGAAGTCTGCTTATCGTTATATGCAGTTTAGCCCTGAGCTATATCCTGTTCAAGACTTTAAGTTCGTAGCTTCTAGCTCACTAGGTATCATTGCTCGTGAATATGAAGTGACACAGCTTGTTCAGTTGTTGCAAACCATGTCGGCTGACAGCCCAATGTATCCGATGCTTATTGAATCAATCGTAGATAACATGAACTTGTCTAATCGTGAAGAGATTATCAAGGGATTGAAGCAAGCTAACCAGCCTAACCCTGAGCAACAGCAAGCCCAACAGATGGCTATGCAAATGCAGATTGCTAAGGAAGAAGCAACACTACAGAACATCGAAGCACAGACTGCTGAGATCATGTCACGTATCCAGCAGAACGCAGTGGAAACACAACTGCTACCTGTGGCTGAAGAGACTAAGCGTATCAGCGCACTGTCTAACGTAGTGGATAAGAAAGCTCCTGAAGATAAACAGTTTGAAAAGCTAACTAAGTTTGCAGAACTGCGCTTGAAAGAACGTGAGCTAGAAACTAAAGAAGACATGGTAGAAATGCAGATGCGAGGTCGTAATGGTAACTAAGAAAGAACTAGAAGCAGTACTAGATCAGGTGAATGCAATCCTTAAACGAATGGATGAACGACTAGTAGCACTAGAAGAAGTTAAAAAAAATACACAAAGAAGTGTAAAAAAGACTTGACAAATGGATAAAAGTGTGGTATAGTAGATTCACTATTGACCATCGGGAGAATGTCGTTGACACCTGAACTAGAAAAATATTATGAACATTACTTTGATATGTTTAACTCTAAAGGTTGGAAACAACTGATGGAAGAGGTAGATGAATCAATTAATGTTTTTAGAATCGAAAACCTTAACACAGAGAAAGAGCTGTTCTTAGCCCGAGGGCAACTAGTTCAGCTCAACACTCTAAAGAATTTGCAAGCAGTGATTGAACAGGCTTACGAGGAGTTGCAAAATGATTCGTAGGTATGAGTTCAAGTGTGAGCAAAGTCACATTACCGAACAGTTTGTTGATAGTAATATCAGGGAAGTAAACTGTGAAGTATGTGACAGTAAAGCTAAGCGGATAATTTCTTCTGTCGCGACAAAGCTAGAAGGCACCTCTGGGGATTTTCCTGGCGAGGCCATCAAGTGGGCTAGACGACATGAGAAAGCCGCTTCTAAACGATAGTTCCACAATGCCTTATTGGCACGGAGTAAATAATATATGGCGCAATTCCTAGACGAACGTCCTGACGAAGAACTAAATGAAGGTGAAGAGTTAGCATCCTTTGAAGAACCTGAGCAAGAAGAGATTCTTGAAGAGGCAACCAACGAAGAAGCTGACGTACAGCCTGAAGAAGAACCTGAAGATATCCCTGAGAAGTATAAAGGTAAACAACTCAAGGATGTTATTCAAATGCACAAGGAAGCTGAGAAGCTACTTGGGCGACAGTCTTCTGAGGTAGGCGAACTTCGCAAGATCATTGATGAGTTTGTTAAGACACAACTCGCTAGTAACACGCAAACAAGCCCACAGGTAGTCGAAGAAGATGTAGATTTCTTTGACGATCCTAAACTTGCAGTACAGAAAACTGCTGAGCAACTTCTAAAGGATCACCCTGCTCTTAAAGAAGTAGAAGAGCTGAATAGATCACTACGTGCTCAACAAGCTCTGTCTCAAGTTAAAGCTAACCATCCTGACTTTGAAGACATCCTTGGTGATGATAAATTCAAACAATGGATTTCGAAGAGTAATGTTCGTATGGAATTATACGAGCGTGCTGATAAGTCTTTTGACTTTGATGCGGCTGATGAACTGTTCACTTCGTGGAAAGAACGTCAAGCTACTATTGCCGAGACTGCTAAGGTTCATGAAAAGGATCGTAAGCGTCAAGTCAAGGCCGCCTCTTCTGGTTCAGCTAATGGCACAGGCGAAGCAAGTCGTAAGATTTATCGTCGAGCCGATATTATTAAACTCATGCAAAATGACCCTGATCGGTACATGCAGATTGCAGATGAAATTGCTGAAGCATACGAACAGGGACGTGTCAAGTAAAGGAGAATTATCATGGCACTAGGTACAAATCACGTAACAAACACAACTGCCGCTAAGTTTATCCCTGAATTGTGGAGCGACGAGATCGTTGCGGCGTATAAGAAAAACTTGGTACTGGCTAACTTGGTTAACAAGATGCCTATGACTGGCAAGAAGGGTGACACTCTGCACATCCCGAAGCCTACTCGTGGCTCTGCGTCTACCAAGGCGGCTGAAACTCAAGTCACCTTGCAGGCGGCTACCGAAGGCGAAGTCATCGTAACTGTTGACAAGCACTACGAGTACTCACGTCTGATCGAAGACATTACCGAAGCACAGGCTCTGGCTTCTCTGCGTAAGTTCTACACTGACGACGCAGGTTACGCTTTGTCTAAGCAGGTTGACGACGATCTGTTTGCTCTGGGTAAGTCTCTGGGTGACGGTAATGGTTCTAGCTGGGCTCACAGTGGTTCATTCTACATGGACGCTACCGGTGGTTTGACTGCATACGCAGAAGACACTGTAGCCGCCGCTGACGTATTCAGTGACGCCGCTTTCCGTGCCGCTATCCAGCAGTTGGATGACAATGACGTACCGATGGAAAATCGTTTCATCGTTGTTCCGCCTTCTGTTCGTAACGACATCATGGGTATTGATCGCTACCAGAGCTCTGACTTCGTAGACGGTCGTGGTGTTAACAATGGTCAGATCGGTCAGCTGTACGGTATCGACGTATACGTTACCAGCAACTGCCCCGTCATCGAGACTGCCGCTAACAACGCCGCTGGTGGTGCTGTTAAGGCTGGTATCCTAGGTCAGCGTGACGCTATGGTATTGGCTGAGCAGGTCGGTGTTCGTTCACAGACCCAGTACAAGCAGGAGTACTTGGCTACTCTGTTCACCTCTGACATGCTGTATGGCACTAAGGTAATCCGTCCTGAGTCTGGTTTGGTTCTGGCTTTCAACGCCTGATCTCTGACTCTATAGAGGCCCCTCTTCGGAGGGGTTCCCTCTTTCAGTTTTATAATTAGGAGTATTTTATTAATGGCTATTTATCGTGGCACAGGTGGCGCTGGTGATGCTAACAACAATGTTACTGTTAATGAAGTAGCTCAATACGCATCAAATGCTTCTAATTCTGCAACTGAAGCTGAAACTTCTGCAACTAACTCTGCTAACTCAGCTACGGCATCTGCCAACTCTGCAACAGCATCGGCTAACTCAGCCACAGATTCAGCTAATAGTGCGACTGCCTCCGCTAATAGCGCAACAGCATCAGCTTCCTCTGCAAGCGCCGCTTTAACAAGCGAGACTAATGCGGCAGGGTCAGCTACATCAGCATCAACTTCTGCTATTACTGCTACAACTCAAGCAGGGATTGCAACAACTAAAGCAAGCGAAGCATCAGCATCTGCTACTAGTGCTTCTGGCTCTGCTACATCAGCGGCTAATTCAGCTACTACAGCAACTACTCAAGCAGGTAACGCATCTAGTTCTGCAACAGCGGCGGCAAACTCAGCTACAGCGGCGGCTACGTCTGCATCAGCGGCATCAGGATCAGCAACAGCCGCAAGCAATTCTGCATCAGCGGCTTCAACTAGTGAAAGCAATGCGGCAGGTTCTGCAACATCAGCGGCTAACAGCGCTACAGCGGCGGCAAACTCAGCCACCCTAGCGGCAAGCTACACACCTTCACAGACTGGACAGGCAGGTAAGTTCCTAACTACTGATGGGTCTGCTACATCATGGGCTGAAGTAGATGCTCTGCCTAGTCAGACTGGTAACTCTGGTAAGTACTTGACAACAGATGGTACTGATCCTAGTTGGGCTGAACTAGACACTGATGCCAACTCAACTACTAAGGGACTGTATGAACACGCACATACAATTACAGCAAACTATACAATCGCTTCAGGTAACAACGCTATGAGTGCAGGGCCATTAACAGTGGACACTGGCGTAACAGTGACAGTACCTAGCGGCTCAATTTGGACGGTGGTGTAAATATGAGTGTAACAATTAATGGATCAGACGGGATTACTACACCTTCACTAGAGGTTGACTCTACTACTCTGGTTGTTGATGAGGTTAATAATCGTGTTGGTATTGGTACTAGCAGTCCTGCCGCTAACTTGCAAATTACAGGAGCAAGCGGCTCTCCTCAATTTGGAGTAGGCACCTCTGCAAATGCGGCTTACTTTAATGCATACGATAATAACCCGATGTATTTTACAGCATCAGCCTCAAACTCGACAGCTTTTGGTATCGGCGCCTCATCTAATATCGACACTTTCATTTTGTCTAATAATGCGGAAGTAGGTCGTTTTAAGACTAACGGAGAGTTCGCTTTCAACAGTGGCTACGGCAGTGTTGCTACGGCTTACGGCGTGAGGGCTTGGGTTAACTTTAACGGAACTGGTACAGTAGCTATTCGAGATAGTGGCAACGTATCTAGCGTTACTGATTTGGGCACTGGTATTTACGGTGTCAATTTCACTAACGCAATGCCTGACGTTAATTACTCTGCGCTAACGGCGGGCAATGATTTGGCAAGCGCAACAGACGCAAGACAAGGTCCGGGCGCTTTGCCTTGGTCTACAACTCAGTTGCGTATTCAGTGTGGTTTTGACAACGGCGCTCCAACCGATTGGGATTGGGTTAGTGCAGCAGTAATTAGGTAATTATATGAGCATATTAAAAGTAGACACAATCAAAACGTCAGACGGCTCAGGCGACCTAACAGTACCCAACGCTACTGGCACTTTATTGAACAGCGATGCTAGCGGCAACGTTGGTATTGGTACTAGCTCGCCTAGTTATAAGCTAGATGTTGCATCCTCTGTGCTTCAATTAGGTAATAGTACGGATGCTTTTGTACAGCATAAATCTACTGCGGGTAATTGGCATGCTGGAGCAAATTCAAGCAATGCG